TGTGATTTTCGTCTATTGTCCTTGGTAAATACTGCGGTTGATACACATAACTATTACCATAAATATCATACAACTCTATCTCTGTGAACTCGCTATTTAATAGCTGTACTTCTATTTCTAGGTCATCTTTACCCATGTAGGAGCGTAAGGCTTCTTGTATTTGGTCATAGGCAATTTTTAGGAGGTTTGGCACTTCGTACACGTTAGGGCGATAATCAAAAAATCCGTCAACTTCGATGAGTAAAGATTCCACGTCAAAGGCTGTTTTTGAGTAGTCGCCATTGCCCAGTTGCTTATCTCCTGTGTCACCTGTGATTTCTCCGATGTCTCCACCTGCTACAATTTCTGGCGGATAGATAATACTTTCAATGTTATCAACTGTGTCTATACCAGTTCGCTCGGTTGTGTAACCGCTCCAAGCGTAGTTTTGCTCTATCACGTCATAACTTGAGCCGTTGACTGCTGAAATAACAGACGTATGCCCCCAAATGTTGTTTCCGCTTGGGATATAGCAGACAATACAGCCCACCCGTAAATCAGCAAAAGACGGGTCAAAGCGGACTTTCCAACCCAGCGCTTCCCAGTCATAATCACCCCCAATGTTGCTGGCACTCATGCCCCTCTGTGTATCGCTTCCGCTGGCTTGTCTGCCGTTACCGTTGGGATTCGGTGAGTTAATACCTCCTCCGATGTCACAACCGCCCAGCAGTTGAGAATACAAGGCGACTAGCCCGTAACATTGCCCGTTACCTACGCTAGTACCTACCCTTGACTTGATTTCATTTAGCGCTTTTAGTGTTTCTGTTGCTTCTGCCATAACTATCCTTTCTGTAATTCATCTTGAACTGTTGAAAGCCATGTATCTGCTTGCTCTCTGCGTTCCGATTGCTTGTAATTTACACCTTCCCAGTTATTCATAAAATCACTTGCGTTATCGCTGGCGCTGGCTGTGGAACTGGCTACCCGTCTAAAGGTTTCGGCACGTGTCTCTTCATTCATAAACTGAAATTGTAAGTTAAAATCCCACATAGATTTCCCTTTTTCGTGAGCGTAATTGAAAAGGTTTTCAGCCCTCGGACCTGTCCACTGTCCGATACCTATACCAATCCAGTGTTTACCGTCTGAACCTCTGTACCCTGTTTCATTTAAAGAAATAGTATAAAGACTTGCAAAAGCGCTCCAACTGCCCAGTAAATTCTCGGCTGTTGGCTCTGATTCCATTTTCTCGTACTCGTAGCCTGTTGCATAGTCTGCTTCGTATTTCTTGGCTGTGACGTTGCTTTCGGCTGAAAAGTTCCCAATAATTCCAGCGATTCCTTCTGCTGTTGCGTCTGGTACTAGCTTCTTGATAATTCTAGTAACCAATCGTACACGGTTTTCCTCGGTTGAAATGTCTCCGTCTTCGTTGGTGGTTGTACCTCCACCACTTGAGGAACTTCCAGAACTTCGGTAATTCCGTTGATTTTTGCTTCCAATTTCTACAACGTTACCCGTTATATTTGACAAGATTTCTATATAGGTCTTGTCCCCGTCTGTTGTCTCCTTGTATTTTACCCCGATATCACGGCTTAGATATATATTGACAATTTGGTTTACGGTGCTACTGCCGTCTTGATTCAAACCAAACAAGTGTTTATATAGGTTTTCAAGGTAAAAGCTATCATATTTCTTATTTCTTAATATAAAGGGTTTAGATGCACCCGTTTTTAAGTCTACAGGGATAAAAAAGTATTTAAAAGTCTTTTGCATTCCTGAATAACTCATATTTACAGGACGGTTTGCCTTGGTCGTCATTTTTATAGTAGGTTTTGCCACGACTACAAGCCACTCTGTATCTATCCCGACTTCTCCAGCACGTGTAGCGTATTTAGTCCCAACTGAAAAGCCTTGCTGACTGTCTTTTAATGCCCATAATTCATTAGGTAAGGTTTGCTGTTCTACCTGTCCTATTACGTTTAGCGCTTTCAATTCGTGCTGATAGGTATTCCAAACGTCCACCTCGTAAATAATGCGTGTAGCGTCTTCATTGATATAAAGCACGTCAAAGACAAAGGCGTAATAAGTGCGCCCGTTGTTGATAAAGCGCATATAGGTTACGTTCTCATACTTCTCCACCCGTCCAGATACTACGATAGACCCGTTTCTTTGGGTATATTGAAACTTGTCATATTCATAGACAATTTCTATATATGGATTCTTCTTTGTAAAAAAATCCTCCATAGCTTCTTTTGTCTCAAAGTTAATCACATTAGCATAGTCATTTTTAAACGGGCTTTTTGCATAAAGCCATATTTTGGTTGATTCTTGCATAGTCTCTCCTTTAAAAATAGGAGGGATTAAACCCTCCCTTATTCTTGACCTATCTGACCCTGTCCTATCCATTGCCCAGACTTTCTGACCCTGTGCGGCGCTGAAACAGCTTGCCCGACTGCGTTTGCTGGCTGTTCGCTGACGTCTTGCCAACCGCTTTTGCGCTGTTGGAAGCGACCAGATGGGCGGTTTAAGGTCTTAAAGATTCCGCTCTTACGGACTGCCCACGGTTTCAATGTTTTAGGCTTTTTCTTGTTGGTATTATATAGGTACACACCTACATAAAAAGAATTGTTTGAGTATTGCCCATCTGGGTAGCTTACGTTTATATTTAAGGCGCTGGCTGATGAACTTTCTTCGGCTGGGATAGTTACGGTAAAGTCTTGGGCAACTTCATCATTTTTAATCACTTCATCGGTTGTATATCCGCTAAACGTCCAAACTGTTTGCCCGTTGATTTTAATATCATATTCCACCCGATAACCAGCATTTGAGCTGACCCGTTTACTCCACCAGAAAAGCGCTTTTACTCTGATTTTGGCTGTGATAGAATTATCATCGTTTTTTCTCTCTTCTATGATTTCAACGGATTCACCCCAGAACCTCATAGACGCCCATATAGACGGGTCATTCTGCCCATACTGAATATAAGTCGTGTTGCCGTTCGTCATGTAACCGTAGTCTGTGTCCCCTGTGAACTGCCAAGCGTTAGCATAGGCTTCCGTCCATGGTGGGACACCAGTACCAAAATTTTCTACGTTGGCTGTGGTAGAACTTGAAAATCTTGTTTCTAAAGGCATTAGATACCTCCTGACAAGTCGTTTTCTGTGCTTCCGTTATTAGTTCTGATAAAGCTGTTACCGTCTGGCGTTCCACCGAACAAGTTGATGTTACCCGTTGCGATGTTGCGCCCTTGGTTAAAGCTACCCGTCATGCCACCGCTCCAAGCGCCTGACACCTCAAGGTTTTCAATGATTTTACGCAAAGCATTTTGCAAGCCTGCGTTAGCATTTTGCAAGCCTGCGTTAGCATTTTCTAGGGCTTCAATCCGTTCTTTTAGTGCGTTGTTTTCGTTTGTGATACGCTCGTTTAACTTAGCAACTTCCTGCGTGATTCGGTCGTCTAGCTTCTTGATTTCTTTTTCTAGCTTGTCATTTAAAGCGTCAATCCGTCCATCAAGTCGCTTCACTTCATCATCTACTTTCTTTTCAAGTTCAGCAATTTTCTTATTCACTTTTGCAATCTCTGCGTCAATGTAAGGCTTGATAATCTTGTTATAGTAGATGTCCGCTTTTTTGTTAAACCAGTCATCCGCTTCCTTGCTTTTCATGTATCTACGGATAAGCAAGGGAATGAGCTGCTCTAGGAGTTCCGTCAAGGCGTTCTTATAGTCTTCTAGCTCACTTTCAAGCGCCACAAAATCATCTAGTAGTTGTTTAAAGGCACGCTGTAGCCATGCTAGAAGCTCGTAGATAGAATTGGCATTATCGAAGCTGGTAGGAATTGAGGGGATAAGCCCCCAACGTTCCACCCAGTAAGACGAATAGCGCCCCCGATAGTTTCGAAAAAACTCATCATGAAATTCTTCTGGGTTCATGTGTTAAAATCCTTTCTTATTCAATAGCTGTAATACCTAAAGTTCCTACCATTTCTTTTGTTGAACTATATGACATCAATATAATATTTAAAGATTCAGTTGGTACAGTTGGTAAGGTTATATCAATAGAAATTGAGCCTACACCCTTAACTTGTAAATAAATTCCATTAATATTTTTAAATCCAGTATCGCCCGCATAAAAAGGCAACATAAAGGATTGAGATCTTCCATTTGAGATATAATTAATATATAACATACATGTACCATGTAGTTCAACATCCCCGTTAGGTTTTAAAGAAAAATCTTTAATAATATTAGTTGTAGCTACTGAACCCACACCTAAAAATGAAGCTGTTTTAGCTGCTTGACTTGATGAATCGTTTAAGTGTTCATTGATATTGTTTGTCAATTCTTCTTTAACTGTTCCAATAAATTTGCGAATTTCAGTTTCTTTTGTTGTAACTGTTTTATTTACAAATTCTTTAACCTTATCGTCATGAATTGTTAAACTATCCGCTTCTTTTGTAACCGTTACCAGTTCCCCACCTGTGAGCGGAAAGTGTTCCAAGTTTTGGGAAACAGTAGCCGTTTTTTCTTGGTTTGGGTTTGTTCCTGTGGTTGTATGCGTTACATTCAAGAATGGAACGGACGACGCTACAGCGTTGATTTTATCCTTGTCAGCGTTTAAGACTAGGTTTGTATCTCCATTTTTATCTTGTGATAAGTCAGCAAGTGCTTGCTTACCTTCAATAGTAAGGCTTTCAATTCCTTGGTGCTTTTGGAATTTAATCCATGAATGAATACCCCGTACAATTTTAGTTGTCTTTACCATTTTTTGATTCTCCTTTTGTTTTGTCAATAATTTTGATTGAGTTTGGATAGAGTTCTTTTAGGTCTGCTAGATATTCAAGATAGCGAACCAGTAAAACCCCTTTACGTCCTAACTTTTTCTTGTCAGCAATTAAAAGTGTGTAGCCGTTATGCTTCTTGTACTTCTCTAGCTGGTCTTTAAAACCTATATAGATACAGTCGCAAACCGTAGAAACACGGGCGCAAGATTGGTCTTTATCGTCACCGTGTCCCAATACCTCGATTTGTAGCGTGTCCGTTGATTCGGACAAGTTAATTATAATCATAGTCTTTCGTGCCCCCTTTCTGCTGTCATGATGGTGCGAGGGACTCCCTTTCTATCATTGGTTACATTGATTTTAAAGGTTGCCCAATCTTCAAGGAGTTGCTGACCGTCAACCTCTACACGGCTTTCTTTTAGCCCTGTAATGTTCATTTGATAGTTAGGGGTGATAATAACCCCGTTGTCCCAGTGTACCACCTCATTTACAAGCGGTATGCGTGAGAAATAGTTATTATCATCTATCACTCTGCCAAAGCCTTTGAGCTTGCTCTTACTGTTTAACTTTTCAAAGCTATAATAAGCGCCTACAATCTTAAAGCGGATATATAGAAGGGTTTTAGTAGATAGTAAAGCCTTGTAGCTCTTCTTGATAGTCCAGAAAGTCTGGTCTTCAATGCTTTCATAATGATAAGAGATAGGTTTTAACTTTATCCACAATTTAGACAAGTCACCCAAGCGTCTGCTGTTTGAGTAGATATAATACAATCCATCATCACTATAAGCAAAGTCTTGAAAGCTGAAAAGCGTGATTTCTTCTAACATACTATCATATTTTAATATTTTAGCATTTGATAAATCTTTCATCTATACCCCTTTCTAAAAGACTTGTAAAAATAGCTTGTCACAAATGTTGAAAATCTGAAATTGAATGTCTTTCAATTCTGCGTTATTTTGTAAGCGCTCCGCAAGGCTTGAACCACTCCACCCTGAAACATTGCTTTTTGTATCAGCGTTGTTTTTCTGGTGGTTTTCTACCAAGCTGTCAGCGTATTCAATCACTCCGTAGCGATCAGTAAATACAATTTCTTTACGCTCCTGTGGTGTGGTGTTGGCAATCTGTAAGGCTTGCCCGTCTGCTTTTTGGTTGCCGACTGTATCAATGTTCATGGATTGATTTAAATCTTTGATAGCCTTGTTTCTGATTTCTGCAAGATACTTGAATAGATTGAAACACTCATTATTTAGAACGTCTTCTAGTGCTACCTGAAAGCGTGCAAAAGTTTCAAGCCCAATCTCCCTGTTGTAAAAGTGTTTGCAAAATTCTTTTTTGAAATTTTCTGAAACACCGTCTACAAGGTGCATATCCTTGAAAAGCTCGTTATAAGTATTATCTATAATGGTGTTATAATGTAGAAAATCTCCGTTTTCATCAACTGCCAACCCGTCCAGTTTTCCTGTTACAGGGTTTCTGTATCGGGATTTTAGAAAGACTGCAATGGTTGCTGTGGTGTTATTCTGGGTCAATAATTGTCCCCTCCTTTTCTGCTAGGTCTAGCGCTACTTTGTCAAGGTTGAATTGCTGAATAGTTTCAGCTGGCTTGACGGATATTTCTAACCCATAACATTTATTGATAAGGTCAACCGCTTTTCTGCGTGACTTCCAGCCAACTTCAATATTCGCTGAGATAACCCCGTTATTAGAAATAGCCTCAGATACTACTAGACGCTCTTTCTTATCCGATGGGTTGTTATTGATACCAATAAAGGTCAGTAACTGATTCATAACCCTTAATTTTTCATCGTGTAGCTTATCCAGTAGAAAAGGTGCGTCCGTCCTGAATACTTGGATATAGTCAGACAACTGTTTAAAGCTATCCTGTCCGTCTTGGTCTTTCTGTTTATTCAGATAAACTACGGGCTCAAAATTCGCAATCTTATTAAAGATATTTTTCATAGATAACACGCTATTATTGTCTACAAAGATAAAATAGGGCGTTATCTGTGCATTTCTATTTAATTGAATAGTTAACTCAATATCAGCCAATTTCTCACAAAATAACTCAAGATAACCAATATAAGGCTCATAAAAGTTATTGTTAGGAATCACAATGCAAGGCTTTTTGATTTTGTCTGAATTGTCCTTGTGTAAGTCTTCAATCACTCTAAAATCATTTTCTGTATAAGCTATCTCCATCTGTTTAAAATAGTTCATACTAGAAGCGTTGACTGGTTGATAAATCAATGGCTGGTCGTAATGGTTCAACCGCTCGCCCCTTGTTCCACCTTGGGCAATAAAGCCAAACGTATCATCATGGAAAAATGAGACGTGACCGTTTTCAATCAACTTTCTTTCTATGAAAAGCTCGTCAATGTCATTTGGCAAGCCTTCCCATGTGAAATAGTTAACAACGATATTATAGAAATAATTAAAATAAAACTCAAAGAA